CGCATGTCCCAGCATGTTTGATGCTACTGAGAATATCTCGCTGGCAAATCGACTGTCCACTTGCATGCCTAGATCCATGAGATCTTTGTAACTGGCCTTGGCCAGGTCGCTGAGATCGTCCATTTCAGCGTCAGATGATTCAAGTCCACGTACAGCGGGCAAAGCATTATCAACTTTGTCGATAGCGTCATTTAATGCTTGTAGAGTTTCTCGGTTGGTGGGAAGTGAGGGTAAAGCATGGTCTACTTCTTCTTCGGTAGGCGGGAGATCAAAAAGTTCTTCAAGTTTTCTTGTCATGCCATATTTATGGGCTAGGCTCGACCGTTGTGAAACATATCCTGTTCTGTGACCACTCTGAATGTGAGTCCTTGGCGTTGACACCATTTGGTTGCGGCCTGCCATTTGGCATAGTTGATGGCTACCACAGCTCGATCACGGCTGTTCATTTTGGACTCGATTACACTTTGTTTTTTGGGTTTGATTTCGATCAGTTCGGCTCGCATGGTGTTGTTGCGAGTGCGATAAGTGATCAAAAAATCTGGCACATACACAGTTTGCTTGCCAGTTAATGGGTGTCTGTAGGGTATTTGCACTGCTTCGCTGGCCCATTGAAGCACAGCATCATTTGAATCACAAAAGCGCATGAAACTGAGTTCCCAACCGGATCTGTACCTTGGCTTGCCAGAGCCCACGTACTTGGCAGGATTCAGAATGTCATAATATCCCTGTGCCCAACGAGCCATTACTGCACCACGTTTCTGGCTGCATAGTAGTTTGGTATCACAGCCACGCCCACGCCCAGCAAAGTGGCTCTGTTGCGAATGCTGTTGAGATAGTAGGCCATGTTCAAGTTTATACTCATTGAATTGCCAACTCCGCCGCCGCTGGTTTGAAAAGTCTGTAACAGTGTCAAGGCTGGAATTTTGGTATCTTCAGCTACTCTGAACAAGCTCACAGTAAAGTTATCTGCCGCTTGCTTGGTAGTCATTATTGATCGAAAATAACTGTTGACCACATCATATTCGCCCACAGGAATGTCAACATCATAGTCGTAAAAGGTATCAAAAACTCTTACCGTTTGGTCAATTCGGTAGTTGGTATCATTAATAGTGGACATGATTATCTACCTGTGGTGTTGTTACTGGGACTCTGTGGGCTGGGAAAGTACATGCCGCTGGAGCGACCAGGAATACTGCGTATGGCGCCGGGAATGGCACCTTGAATACTCTTGACACCTTGTGTAATTATTTCACCTTTGGCAATGCTGGCAATGTTTTTGCCTTTGAATGTGTTGTAGGCTGTGCCGGCTTTTTGCACAGCACCAATAGCACCCAGCAGGCCGCCGCTTGATAAATCTTCTAGGATACCGCCACCTGCATCCAACAAACCACCTTGTCCAAACACTGTGGCTCTTGAACCTGGTCTTGAAATAGGACTTGTGGTAGTATCGTAATGTGCAGGATCAGCAAAACCTTGCACGTTGGTGTCAGGTCGTTGATTGCCCACAGCACCAGAATAGTATTTCACTGTTTCGTAAGCAATGGTCATGGTGTTTTGCATGGTGCCAGCACCTTCAGCATAAGAATACTGATCATGATTGAAAGCCGTGATCACTGGGTTGATCAACACATATTCGGCAAACTTGTGCTGGTCCATGCCATAGATACGTATGTCACGGAAGAATGGCGGCTTGCCCGACGCTGAACTTGTGCCATCATTGAATGCTTCGCCGATATAGCCCCAGTCGTTGACATTGCCCAGTCGTTGATTTTCGTAAATGTCTCGAGCATTGTAACCAAATCCTGATGATTTGTTGCCTGACTGGCCAAGACTACCATTGGTACTGTTGGGTGCTAGATAGTTTTGGCTGGGATCTTTGTAGTAGTAGCTGTAGTAGTTGTACCACATGTTGCGTACATTGTCTCCTGAGTCATCATGAAACGTCAATGTAACTGGTTCATAATTGATCTTGGTCTGTACCACACGCTTGCGGTTGTACTGGTTGAGAGTTTCCGTTGCAATACTATACTTGGGTAGATCCACGGTTTTGACCACCACACTGAGATTTTGTGCTTCTTGTGTGCCGATCACTTTGGAGATTGCTGGGATATCTGAGTTGAGCGTGAAGCTCACGTGAAACAGGAATTTGTAGCGTGGCTTGAGTTCAAATGCGTTGGATGTAAAGGCTTTGCTTGCGTGGGTGTAATCACGCAAGCTGCTAGTGCCAGTAAAGCCTTGTAAAAATTGTTGGCCAAATGTTGGCATATTAGCCCACTAAGGGTTAAGCGCCTGTACCAGCACCAGTTACCACATCACCAACTGTTCTACCGATTGCTGTGCCAACTCCAGTACCGTTAGGTGTTTGGTTAGCGTTGTCGTAAGCGATTGTCATGTTGACTGTGACACCTTCGTTGGTACCATAGTTCAATTCACCGTAGTCTGCGGCTTTCAAGTAACAGCCATACAATTCCCAAGTTTCAAGAACCACAGGAGTTGCAGCACCGTTGCCACCGTCTAGGATTTCAATCTTGGTCAAGAATTTGTAATCAATACCAGAAGCAGCAGATGCCATTTCCAAGAAGTCCATTTGCTTTTGCAATTGCTCACCGATCAACTTGCTCACGCTGCCACTGGCATCGTCACGCACTGAGCAAGCAACGTCTGCCCACGAGTGGCGGCCGGCCAGTTTCAATGTTGAGTTGTAGATTGGCAATGTGATTTCTTCGAATGTCAAGTTAGGACGAGCCACGCTCACAACTTGCTTGGTTAATTCTGTTGTTGGCTTTGAAATGCCGAAGTTTTCAAACATCACTCTAAAGCGATATTTAAGTTTTGGCATCAACAAGCCTTGTACGCTAGAGCTTTGATCGCTAGCTAAAGGTACTGTCATGCGCTGTAATGATGAAACTGCCATTTGTTATCTCCTATATGTTTATTTACCTGGAAAGGAGGCGGTCGAAACCGCCACCTTTTTAAACTCCAGCGCCTCCGGCGATCTCACCAGTGTTCTTGATACGCAACGGAATATAGATAAATTCCACCGCTTTCACTGGTTCTATGGCAATATCAACCCACAGTTCGTTTCGATCAATACGTGCTGGTGTGTTGTTGCTCAAATCGCAAACCACCAAGTAGTCATAGATCGCACGTTTAGCAATCAAGTCAATCATCAAGCTGTTGCAAGTGTTAGTGATCTCATTGCGTGTGATTGTATCGTTGGGTTCAAACAAGTACAGCTTGCCAATTTCTTCAAGACGTCCACGCAAGAATGCAATCAATCGTGCAACGTTGATACGATCCAAGGCTGTGGTAGTTACGGTTGAAGTCTTGTTACCAAAGTTGGTTATACCAATTCCCGGAATAAACGTAATTGGATTGATGTTGCGCTCGTACAGGATGTCACGCACACTTTGGCTCACACCAATTTGGTTAAACTCGCCTGTTGCAGCATCAATGTAGCCAATTGAGGCTGCATTGTCAATCACGCCACGACGTGTGCCTGCTGGTGCCAACCATGGATAACTTGCAGCATCACTACGCAAGATTGTGCGAACCATCATGTGGCTCGGAGGTTGAACAACTGTGTTGCCACCAAGGTCAGTTGTCTGACAGCTTGGATAGAACACACCGCAATAGTTGCTGGTTGCTGAATTTCCATCACCGTTGGGTTGTCCCAGGCCATTGTTATCAGTAGCAAATGCTACCAAACTGTTGCCATCTGGTCCAAGACGCATTGGTGTGTCGCCCACAACAAACAATGTATTGTTGCGCTCATTGCTGAGTGCAATCATGTTTGGTGTCAACTCTGGGTAAGCAGGTGTAGCAATGATGTTGAACTGTGTTTGTTCTTCACGTGCTGTGACGCTGGTGTCAATGCCTGACTTGAGTGCTTGAACAATCAATTGACGTTGTGCCAAGCGACCTGACCACATGGCGCCGTTGTCTCTATTGCCACTGGTGCTGAGCCAGGTATTTAGATTGATCAAAGCCCAGTATGTGCCATTGCTGGGATTCTGATTGGCCGTAGGAGCCAAAATACACACATAGATACCATTGTTGTAGCTGACAAATTCATTTGCACCATAAGTTGTGCTGCCTGACCATGCATCAATAGCATAGTCAGTGGCAGTGGTTGTGAAGTAACTGCTTTGGAAGCTCTTGACATTGTAGCCCGAACGACGTGTGTTGAACAACAACATGCCTTGAGGATACAGGGCCGGGTTAGGAGCATCTGGATCAAGATAATCACTGTCTAGTAGATCTTCAATGCTTGGAAAAGGATCTGCCACAGGGTCTGTAGTACCATTGGGTGCCCATCGTGCATCAGCAAACAGGATACCATTTTGTGTCACTTGATCTGAAGTGTCAATTTCCACCCATTGATCAAGTCCGCTTGCACTTTCCCAACGATATAGTTTGGGATAGTTTTCCAAGTCTGATGTGTCTACCCACAAGTCGCCGTAGGCCAAGTCACTTTCAGCAGTGTCTGTTTGTGTGGTAGGTGCTGTGGCTGAGATAATAGGACCAGTGGCATTACACAAAGTCAAGTCATTGCCGCGAACATCATTGGAGACCAATTGGTATCCTTGCCAGGCGCCGTTGTCCTGAATCATGATGTCTA